TCATTAGAAAGTCAAGTAGTAACTTCTCTGCGTAATCTGAAAGAGCAGCCATTGTTGTATCCTTTTATTTTAACTTGAGACTTTAAACCAAATGTCACCGTTGTTACCGCCTGTAGGAGAAGCAGTGCTAACAGTGACGTTATCTAGAACATTAAGAACATTCACACCATCTACATATATAGCTTTTACATTTAGAAGATCATTATTATTTAAGTCTAAGTCAGCATTCATAGCATTCGGTAAACTACCATCTCTAGATAGTGTATTGTTTAGAGCAGTATTAATATTAGTAAAGTTCTCATTTAACTGAGTCTGCGAAGCATACCCTGAAGTAATGTTATTTACTGTAGCTGTCTTAACCATTCGCTTACCTTTATATGCTAGTTCATTAGACCTTGATCTTTTAATCTTTTAAGATCGTTGTTTACACCTGCTCTCTCGAAAGCTTCTTCAGATGTAGATTTATCTTTAGCGTTCTTTTCTTTTCGGGCTGCTCTTCCGTCTTCTCTAGACTTCCACTCCTCGTTAATAAGGAACTTAGCTGCAGTAAAGCTACTACGTCCACCCTCTTGTATTTCTTTTACTACAGACTCAAAGGCTAATGATTTGCGTTTAACCTCTGCCTCTCTACGCCACTTCTCAATAGGTTTCCTGAGAGGTACTGTTGTTTGCATCTTCTCCCATACTTCCCAACTCCCAAACACTGAGTTAGCGAACTGGTATTCTGTAGGGTCCATTGTCGCAAAGGCTATGTATAACTTACCTAGACACGTAGCAGGTTTACCGTTAGGCATCACTATGTCTTCTTCTTTGAGAGTAAACAAAGCGAACTCTGGATCATCATAAGATAACTCATAGAATAAACTCTTGGTTCTTATTATTCCGTTATCTGTCTTTAGTTGTGATAGGCTATACATAGACATGGTTATCCCTTTCGCTTTCGCAACTTCGCTTACGCAAACTCTTACCCTATACTTATATATTAACACGGTTTAATAGTAAATGTCAAGTAAAAAAGTTAATTAAATTCGTAAAAAATCTATTGACTACAAGATTTCTTTATGATACCCTATATACTTTAAGTAATATACCTTACAAGTATTTGTGTTATAAGTATTATATTATACTTTAAACAAAGATACTTAAAGTAAGGTACTACAAGTGTACACCGCCACCCAGAATTATTGTTGCAAGGCTTCACCTTTTTCTGAGATAATTTTATGTTGTAATGTACTATACAGCGGATACCCCCTAGACCCCTGCCCTGCCCCTAGAACAAAACGTAAACAGAACGGGGGTGTACCTGGAACAAAACGTGAACACACCAGAACGTGACCACAAATAGAAATAGGTCAGTATTCTTGACGTATTAATCTGTGATCACAAACTAATTTAATACTAAACTATTTAATATTAAACGGATTTACCATAGATAGTTTAATGTTAAACTACTTTGTAGTGGCAATACTTAAAAGGTAAACAATCCTTACCTATCGAGTTGATCTCATTGGATTAATTGGTAAGTACTTCTTACCTATCGTGGTTCTTCTATAGGGTATATATTATAATGTATATACTCAATATCTTACTGTTGCATAAAAGCCACAGTTACCAGGTTTTAGTTGATTATTTTAAAAATACTTAAATTAGTTCTTGCATTATCTGTTTTTATGATTACTTAATTAATTATCGAAACAACAAACAAAGGATAAAATAATGGGTTTATTATTAGACGTTGAAATAAATGTAAACAATTTAAGTTCTGTAGTGTGTGATATGTACGATATTAAAGACCGCACACGATTAATGTGGAATGAGTCCAAAGATGAGGACAATTCAATATTTACAGTCAAAGATTGCCTTGATGAAGTTATACATTTTCTAGAGGGCTTGGAGGGTCAAGTAAAAGAACAGTATCCTAACTATGAAGTCGATCATGGAGAATAAATAAAATGGCTTACAATAAACTATCAAATTACAGAACTGCATGGACTGAGGATGACGAGGGTGGTGTAGTAATATATGCACAGACTAAAATAGTTGAGTGGGAGAAAGGTGGTAAGATCAAGCTCAACTCTGATGGGTGGCAAACTGTCACAACCAAACGCAAGATGAACCAAACAAGTGTTATGTTTAATTTAGGCTTTGGTGTATATCAAAAAGACTTTGAGTGGTTTGTAGATACACCAACTGGTGAAACGTTAGAATATTATGACGGAATGGAGTTTTAATCATGGACAAAGAACTAGAATTTTTTATGGATCAATTCGGATTAGTCGAGTTGAAGGAGTACCAAGTTGATCCTGAGTTTGATCAAGTGAGTGAACGTCAATTATGTATGGCTAAAGATTACTATAGAAGTCCATACGATGAGCAAGGGGAGATGATGTTCTAATGAGAAAAGAAATAGTAATCAGTCTTTACGACTACACAGGCGAGGCACTCAAGCCTTGGGCAGAGCAAGGTTATCAATGTTATGCTTTTGATATACAACACCCAAAGGAAGGGAGAGTACATGAAGGTATATGTTATCAATACGCTGACTTACACGACTTCAACACACATAGAGAAATCTTTAATGAGTTCAATGGTAAGCGTGTAATCTTTGGTATGGCATTCCCTGTCTGTACTGACTTGGCTGTATCAGGTGCAGCACACTTCAAACGTAAAGCAGAGCGTGACCCTGCGTTTCAAAACAAGGCTGCACAACATGCGGTTGACTGTGCTCATTTGTTTGAGGACTTAGGTTGTCCATACTTCATAGAAAACCCAGTATCAGTGCTTGCTACCAAGTGGCGTAAACCTGACTATAGTTTTCATCCGTATGAGTATGGCGAGTACATACCTGACGATGAAGCACAACATCCAAGATGGCCTGATTACATTGCACCTAAAGATGCTTACCCAAAGAAGACTTGCTTGTGGACAGGTAATGGTTTCACTATGCCTTGGACTGATCCAGTAGAACCCGAAGACGGACACAGTAGACAACACTTAAAGCTAGGTGGTAAGAGTATGAAGACAAAGAACATTCGTAGTGCAACACCAAGAGGGTTCGCACAAGCAGTGTATGAGTTCAACAGTTTATAATTGAGAGGAGAAACTAATGCCATATATACCAACAAAACAAGAAGAAGCACGACAGAAGAAATGGAAGACAGAGAAAGAAAGAAAAGATAATATCTTGAATACATCTTTTGACAAGCTAACTATGAAACAACAGGATGCGTTCAAAGAATTGTGGAGTGCTCTTCACGATTGGGATAACGAACTAGCTGAGATGGATGGTGATTGTTATGCATCTACAGAAAGAGCCTTACGGAAAACCCGATGGAAGTTATACCATGCATTCCCAAATGTAACGCAGAGAAAGGAGGAAGATGATGTCTAGTGTATGCCAGAATATCTTAACTATTAGCGGTGGTATCGAAGTCATAATAGCTATAGAAAAAGCCTGTGATGATGGTACTTTACTGGAATATCTTAATCCAATTGGTGAGTGGGAGTACGAGAAAGCAGTAGAAATGTGGGGTACAAGCGCGGAAGCTTACAGCATTGAGTGTAGTCCACCCGAATTAGAGGAAGGAGATTGGTGGGTGCATATCTCATTCGATACTAAAGATGGCCCACCTATCACTGCATACGAGGCGGCAATGGAGAGGTTAGGTGTAGGACTGTCAGCCTCGTACTACAATGACACACATATCTTTGTTGGTGTATTTGATGAGGGTAAGGACAAGAGATACGACATAGACTACGATGATGATTGGTGGTTCGCAGATATACCCTCAGACTTGAGGTGGGAGTTTGAATTGGATGGTGAGTACGAGTACTACAGAGAGTGTAAGAGAGAGGAGTTGATGTAATGTATGAAGTATACTTTCAAGAGGAGTTACCACTTGACCACGAGCCTAGTTTAAACCATTGGGCATGGATACTTGCAGAAGGTGAGATGGAAGATGGTGGTACTAACTGGGATTATGAGTACGAACAAGCATGGCATTCATTAGATGCAGAGTTTAATTACAACTACGAGTACAGGGAGCTTATGTAGTGGAAGTATTAATTTGGATAGCGGCATTGATTATTTTCTTGACGATACCGATGCCACCACACCAAACAATCTGGACTGGAAGATTATTGGTAATTGTATTTGTAACAATATGTATAGCATACTCATTGAAGGTAATATAATGAACATGAGAACAACATTCGGAATGGATACCCAGGATTTACCTAACTCTTATGTAATCGTAGCAGAGAAAGAGGATGGTACACTTGAGGTATTAACTAAGAAACTAAACATAAGAGAGGCTAGAAATCACTTGGAGATATTCAACCTACACATAAAGAACGAAGAGTTTGAGAACATAAAGAAAGCTTTCATATTTAATTTAAAGGAGGTGGCTTGACAAATCAGTTTAGTTGTGATACCCTATCTTATACTTAAAGTAATATTGTTTTAAGTATAATAATACTATAAACAAATATACTTAAAGGATAGAGACATGAGATGTTATTGTTGTAATAGAGCAGACGCAACCTTTTCTGACAAGAGAATGAATAGGTACTATTGTGTTGACTGTAAAGATGATATAAACAAAACAGCCTACAGTACCTTTGGAAGAGATGATCTCGAAAGGATATTTAGGATAAACGAAGAGGATGAAATAAAAAAGATTGTCAACATAAAAGAAAAATATCGAGAGTAGTCTTTACAAATCGATTAGAATGTATTAATATATAAGTATGGAGATTAGAAATGTTAGAAGTTGGTGGACTGTTATGGTGGCAATGGTGGATACTTATCATGGTTACTATCAACACTGGTATAAATACGATTCTGTTTTTCAAACACAGGCTCAAGGGTAATAAAAATGATTGATGTAACTTTAATAGATAGTATGGGTAGTGACTTGACTGTAGTAAACTCTGCTCGTGTAAGCTTCAACAAGAAGAGTGATTGGGATGAAGACAATACCCTTACTGTGTCAGACAGTATACTAATATCGTATCTTGCACGACACAAACACATGTCACCTTTTGGACATTGCTTTGCTACCTTCCATGTCAAAGCACCTGTGTTTGTAGCTAGGCAGTTAGTCAAGCACAAGTTCCTAAGATGGAATGAGGTTAGCCGTAGATATGTAGATGATGAGCCTGAGTTCTTTGATCCATCTGTAAGCGTATCACGATGGAGAGGACGTGCAGATGATAAGAAGCAAGGTAGTCGAGGTGTTGTAGAAATATCAAACAATATGATTAGCACATTAGCGAAGCATAGTATGTGGTGTAACAAGGCGTACAAACAATTACTTGAAGAGGGTGTAGCACCAGAGCAAGCACGTATGGTATTGCCTCAAAGCACCATGACAGAATGGTACTGGTCTGGTAGTCTTGACGCATGGTTCGATATGTGTAAGCTACGACAAGGAGAGGACGCACAAGAGGAGACACGTCTAGTTGCTAACTCAATTAGTATGGACATGAGTACGCTGTATCCTAAATCCTGGAAAGCTTTGATGGAGAATAGTAGATGAGTGAACAGTACTGTACAACAAAAGGATTAGGGTGGGCATTCTTAGTGTGTGTAATATTTATACTAGGTGTACCTGTGGGTATGTGGTTAGCGTTGGAAGGATCGTCATGGTACGAGACATTCAGCATGATGAACCCGATGTTTTAATAAGGGATTGTAGATGATGATAGCTAAAGAGATAACACACAAACCATGTCCTCATGTGGAGTGTGACAGTTCAGATGCCTTTGCTTTTAATTCTGAGAAGAAGACAGGTTTCTGTCATAGTTGTGAGAGAACATACCCAATGAAGGGAATGAACTTGAAGTCATGGGCAAAGGATGAGTATCCGTTGGAAGAGATAACAAGAACACTGAAGACTACAGAGATCGAAGGACTTGGTGACTACGTTACCTATCGTGGTGTACGTAAAGATGTAATGGAGTTCTTCGGGGTGCAGACGTTTGGTTTCAATCAAGTGTACAAGTATCCATCAGGATTCAGGAAGGTACGTAACACAAAGGAGAAGAGTTTCAAGACAGACAAGGGATTCAAGACTGATGAACTATTCGGTATGGACAAGTTCAATGCAGGTTCATCAAGGTCTGTGGTTGTATGTGAAGGTGAGCTAGATGCTATGTCTGCTTTCCAAATGCTCGACAAGAAGTATCCTTGTGTGTCTGTGCCAAGCGCAACACCTAACCAGAAACTATGGCAGGGTAAGTCAAAGGAATGGATTGATAGCTTCGACAGGATTGTGTTGTCAGTTGATAACGATGAGGCAGGTAGGGCATTGGCTACCAAGATAGGAGCACTCTTCCCGAAGAAGACTTATCAGATTATACACGACAAGTACAAAGATGCTAACGAGTTTCTTGAGGGTAATGCTAAACCAAGTTACGCTGCAGCATTCTACAATGCGAAGAGGTACACACCAGATAACATTCGCAGTACACCTGAACAGTTCCTTGAGTTGTTCGAGAAACAAGACGATGCTATCTTTGTATCAACAGGCATTGAGTCCTTTGATGATGTAGCCTTGGGTCTAATGCAAGGACACTTCACTGTGTTTCAAGCACCTGAAGGTATAGGTAAGACTGAGTTCATGCGGTACTTGGAACACCATGTACTGACTGAGCACAAGGATACATCCATTGCGATATGTCACCTCGAAGAGACAGAAAAAAGAAGTGTGTTAGGTTTAGTTTCTTATGATCTAAACATGAACTTGACACGTAAAGATTTAATACAAGAACACGACATGGAAGAAGAGGTCAAGCAATCTATCATCGATCTAACCAAAGATGAGAGACTATACCAGTTTCAGATTGCTGTTGACGAAGACCCTATGGACATCTTAGAAAAGATAAGATACTTTAGGGAAGCTTGTGGTGTAAGCTATGTATTCTTTGAACCGATACAAGACTTAGCTTACTCACGTAAAGGTGATGAGACAGTAGAGAAATGGTTGTCTGGTTTATCAGTGCAGCTATCTCGACTAGCCTCAGAACTTAATGTGGGTATCGTAACCATCGCCCATGAGAATGATGATGGACAGGTACGAGATTGCAGAACCATTGCGAAACGTGCATCTGTTGTAGTTAAACTAGAACGTGATAAGATGGCAGAGGATCGTGATGAAAGGAACACGACAAAGCTCTTACTCGTCAAGAACAGACCTGCAGGAAAGACAGGGTTCGCAGGAAAGCTCATCTTCAACGAAGCAACCTTTAAACTCTCAGAGGATAGAGGACGATGGAGCTAATCCGTTTGACGATGTTACACACTGGATAGGGGAACTTGATGATAGTATTCGCAGACATAGAAACAAACGATCTAAACGCAGATAAGTTGTGGTGTATTTGTGTTAAAGAAAAAGACACAGGTAAGACACATGAGTTTCTTAACCTACATGAAGATGAAGTAGAGCGTACTAGATTCAAGGACTACGCTAAGAAAGTAACACGATGGGTAGGGCATAACTTCATTAACTTTGACGCACCTGTAATCAACAGACACTTAGGTAACGTGATAAGTATGTCGAATGTCGTAGATACGCTAGTCGTTTCTATGCTAATAGACTTCGGTATTGGATCACACAAGTTGGCTACATGGGGAGAAAAACTAGGCTACCCTAAAGATGATTTCAAAGACTTTCAGGGTGGCCTAACTCCAGAGATGTTAAAGTATTGTCACAGAGATGTAGAGGTAACAGAGAAACTATTCAATCACTTTTCCCCACATGTTATGTCACAGGCATGGTCACAAGCAATGAGACTAGAGCATGATGTAGCAATCATATGTCAGGAAATGCATGACGGTGGGTTTGAATTTAATATAGATGTTGCAAATAAGTTACACCTAGATATTACTAAGAGATTACAAGAGCTAGAGGAGAGAATACATCAAGCATTCCCACCAAGACTAGAGTTAATAAAGACTATCAAGTACAGAGTCAGAGAAGATGGTGGTCTGTTTAAGAACGTAGAGAAAGCACTCGAAGAGTTTCCTGAGACTAAGATAGAAGAGGATATGCTAGAGTGTTATGACTACGTATCGTTCAATCCTGGATCGACAAAGCACAGAGTAGAGAGACTATGGGAAGCAGGGTGGAAACCTACAGATAAAACTAAAGGACACATCAAAGCTATACGAGAAGACAACAAGGATAAACTAGAGCACTACAGTTATTATGGTTGGACTGTATCTGAGGAGAACCTCAAGACACTGCCTGACGATGCCCCTGAAGGTGCTCAAGCTTTAGCTGAATGGTTAACACTGGAGGGAAGAAGAAGTACACTTGCTGAGTGGATACAGGCTTTCTCAAATAGCAATGACAGTTGTATACACGGACAGTTTTTACACATTGGTTCATGGACAGGACGCATGGCTCACAGACATCCGAACATGGGTAACATACCAAGTGTCTTTCATGGTGAACCGAAGAGCGCAGTAGAGAGAGTGAAGAAAGATTATGATGGAGACTTCAGAGATTTATGGACAACACCTGACGGTTGTTATCTTGTGGGTACGGATGCTTCAGGAATCCAACTTCGGATACTGGCTGACATCATGGAGAGTAAGCAGTACGTTAAGGCGATTATCGAAGGAAAGAAAGAAGAAGATACGGACATACATAACCTCAACCGTAAGGCATTGGGTCTAAAGAATATCACAAGAGACATGGCTAAGACTTTTATCTATGCGTTCTTACTTGGAGCAGGTACACAAAAGATTGCACAAATACTAAAGACTAATGCAAGAGAAGCTAATAGAGCAGTGCATAACTTTACGAATAGCATTGAAGGTTTATCTAGACTACGTAGCATAGTGATACCAGACATAGCTGAACGTGGGTACTTCAAGGCAT